ATATCAATACACTGATAGCAAACCCTACAAGGACTGGTACAATTCACACCCAGTCAGTACATTACAACCAAAAGAAAACTAAAAGAAAACCACAAAGGAAAAGAAACCACAACAACCTTCCGAAGATAGGAGGCCTGTGGCATGGCCTTTATTTAAAATCAAAATAACGCAAACAAAGCATTTAAAATTTTTTCATATCAACACGAGCAACCTTCCTAACAAAGTTAGAGATGTTTTCCCCAATGGAAACATTAACCTTAGTGGAAGATAACACTTGTAACTCGTCTTCAACAGGAGGCAAAGACATAGCAACCTCACGCAAAGGAAACATCATCATAAATTGAGCATAGCCAATGCGAGAAACAGAAATGATAGCATCCAGCCAACGTTGAACATCATCAGTTGTGCGGCAGGACAAGCTAGCATTACACTCTAAGAAATCAGCGTAAACATTAGGATCTTTGGGAAGATTTTTAATCCAATCACGCAAAGATTCTTGATACTCGCAAAAATGTTTGTACTCACGAAAACGATGAGCAGCAATCTTTGTCAGCTTACGCGAAACACTTGGGAATAAATGACCATTAGATAAAGCATAACCACAAAAAGTGATAGGAACATTTAAATCTAACTTAAAATCCAACACCGTTTCTTTCTTAATCAATTTCAAAATATCAGTGTTAATTTTCAAATTAGCCTGTCTTTTAAACCCATCATCACCTTTCATAGCCATACAAAAAGGCCCAGTCCCACGAAGCATGGCATTAAGCATAGCACCCATTAAAATAGTATTACCCAATAATGTGCCAGGCTCACCACTAGTCTTAACGTAAGACATATGTGCACGAACATATCGAGACTGCATAATGTATCTCTCCCGAAAGGAAAAGTACCAATCGAGGAAGAAATCTGAAATTCCAAGAGCAGAATATATATACCTTTCAATGAGTTGCGTAAAAACCCCTTGACCGGAATCACAAGCAGCAGCGTCAATGACTCCATTAATAGCACTCCCCGGAACAGTACTCATGGCAGCATTAATGTTGGCAACAAACTCCACCTCTGACATTGTATTATCATACACAACATTGGAGTTAAGAGATTTCAATAATAAATCATTCAAAACTCTAAAAGCTACCATAAACTTCACATGCGCCTCTTTGGACCAAGCTAAAATGCCTTGCCCAGCTTTAGCAAGATCAGTCTCAGAATCCTTTAAAGGTTTTTCAATATCTTTCAATTGGAATCTGTACAACCTCGCATTTCGAGTGAATTCTTCTTCCATCTGCCCCTGATAATTTTTTGTGACCATATCATGCATAGCCTTATCCATGATTCTCCACAAATTAGATGTTGAAAATACCTCAGCAACATTAGGTACTAAGCAATCTGAAACAAACATCTGAGCAACCATACGAGCAACTGTGTCCTGTGTAGAAGAGGGTGAGTTACGAACCTTCCGAAACAAATACCTAGCCTGCTGCACCTGCAACTCTTGCCACTGATTACGCTTAAAGTAAATTTGGGCAGGTGCTACGCACATACTATGATATTTCACAGTCTCGGAAACAGGATGCCCACGCAAGTTCAATGGAGAAATGATATCAGTATCCAAAACACCTGAAACAAATTTATCGCCAATACGATTGGCAACAGCTTCATTAAGGTAAGAACATTGGTACTCATCAGCCCCATTATCCAAATCAAATTCCTTGATTAATAAAAAAGCATCGAATTCGGGAACCATACATTTGGAAACAATAGGGTCGGGTTCAACCAAAGGCAAAACAGCAGGGGCATCAGCAATTAAAATAGGTATGAACTCCGAAGCATAATCCATAAAACTTTGTCTCAAAGTATCAGCCGGAGCGACATCAGCACTCGACTTAGATTTAGTCTTACCACCGGCTAGATTAACAAAATCATTATCAACATCAGATCCAGATGAACTAGCCGACGTGTTACCAGGAGTGGCCCGCCAATGAAATTGTTTATCTTTAAGGGCACTACGAAGCCACTTGTACACTACCTTTTTCTGCGAACTATCAAGTTTGAACACATCCAAAGCGCGAAGGAAAGCTTGACAACACTCAGACAACCCGAATTTCTCAACATTTATCTGATAATATCCATCAGCACCATCAACAGGGTGTGCCCAATCAGAATTTGGCAAATCATGCTTATCAAAATAAGTCATAATAGTAGCCTCCAAAAAACCGCAAAAAGCGTCCATATCAGTTGGAGACACACCACTATCAGCAAATAAATTAGTAACGTCAAACTCTTCATCATCCTCAGATGAAGTGGAGCTAGAAGCACTATTATTATTACCAGAAGAAGTAGAAGCGCTACCACCGGAAATAGGTGCTGCCACAAAGTGACCGTCGCTTTCTTTCCCAAGCAAATGAAGAGTAATGTTAGATGCCGCCCCATCAACCAAATAATTTAAATCATAAGGTTTATCAGACAACACCTTAACATGCATAGAAACTTTCAAAGCATCAGCGAACAACCTACAATCCTCCCATGTGGAAGGTGTCTTCTTTCTCAACCAATTGTGATACTTTGAAATAGTAGCGACATTGGCCTGCATCAAATTATCTAGTTTTTCAAGAGTGACACCCAGGCATTCAGAAATGGCTACAACCAAACAGTTGTTTGGTCGAGAAATCAAGTTGTAAAAATCAGCACACTCAAATGTGTCGTTAATGTCGTTCTCAACACGAGAAACATCCAAAACAACGACATCACCCTGCGAAACCAAAGTTGGTAAATCGCTATCATAAGGCACAAAAGCCTCATACTTCGCAACCATCAATCTAAAAGATTTTGCAAATTCAGACTCCGGAAAGAAGAACTCTTTCTTAATAGGTAGATGATTGCCCAAATACATACCAATAATGTAATCCTTACGTTCAAGTTCCTCAGGCACACCTTCAATCATACCCTTTAAAGTAGCACCTATATTCATGCCATCGTTGTCCAACAAAATGGTTAATTTGTTCTTATGTCGAGACAAAGCAACCAAATTCAATTCCTGAGAGTTGATCAATTTCAAATCAGATGGTAGGACAGGCAACACAACATTATCATAAGTGCTTCCTTGATTAGCACGTACAGTGGTCTTAGAAATACCCCTAACATAGTCAGGCATCATATGCTCACCGGTCTCGTCAGAATAGTGAACGATCTTAGTATCAGGTATATTAGATAAAGAAGAAAAATCTTTAATATCCCCGAAACAAAAACCCTGCTCAATACTAGACATTGGAACCATGCGAGCACCAAATAAATAATTCAAGACCTTAACATCTCGAACGGGATTTCTAAAATTCATAATAGGAACATGTGTTGAGATCTTAGATAAATCAATCCTATTAAGAATGGAAACCCCTTCACCACGACCCTCTTGTATACCAGTTTGTTGCTCATCCCCAACAAGATATATGGTATGAGCATGATTTCGATAAGCCAAAACAGCAAGCAAACGCCAATCGTAAGCAGTAAATTCATCCACGAAAATCACCTGCTTACCTGTGATATCCAAAGCCTTATGCGGAGTGTGAAAATCCCAAGAAACAACGTCATCACCCACACGTTGATTTTGATAATCGGACCTCAATTTGATAAAAGGAGCCACAACAAGATCCCTTATAGGATCAGCTAAAGACCTTATCAGAAAGGACTTACCAGTGCCAGGCCCACCCTTGATATATTCAAGCCGCACAGAAACCTCAAAAGCTTGAGTTGGAATTTTTTGATGTACACCTACCAATAACTCTCCAAACCGATTCCCTTTTTCAATAGACTGAGCCTTAACTTCATTTCTAAAATCGTCAACCTCGGTTTGCGACATAGAAAAAGTATACAAAGACTCTTCTTTCCATCTACATTCAACAACCTGGGAGCCAGTCTGACCTGTTAAAGCAGAACAAACCTGACAAGCACAAAACGAATTGTCCATTTGCCAACGATAATGAGCGCTCAACAACTCAGCAAACTCACTATCATTTCGAAATTTGCCGCCAGCTTTGAAAAACTGCTCAACAGGAGAGGTAACGACAGATGGTGGCAACAGAGAGCGGATACTCTTGAAAGATTTGCCAACACAATTAATAGTCCCACATTCGATAGGTAGGGAAGCAGCAGCGGACAAAGTCTTCAGACTATCTGGAGCCTTCTCCCAATCATCCAAAACCCATCCCTCGGGCAATAAAGTGTCAGCCGGCATAAAATCACGAGTGACATTTAAATGTTCACTCAACTTTAATGCCTTATCATCCACACAAGCACGATCCATCTGATAAAAAACATCGGTACCATCCTCAAAAATTTGATCGACTAAACGACGCTCAAATAACCATGTCCAAAGAAAGCTAATAGGATCAACCATATCTCTCAAAAAAGCAGATACATTAGCTTTGAGTCGATCTGACCAAGTGATACCCTTCTTCATCAACTTCTCCAACATACCATCTAATTCGCCTCTCAAATTAATAACATAAAAATAAACAGCATAGGCGAAAGACGGTACAAGTTGCGGATTCAACCTCCAGGCAGAAACAAGCTCCTTATTAACCAAAGACACCCCACCAATGTGATGTCGAATAAAATTTGCAATGTTCTGCACAGTCAGAGACTTTTCAGCTATTGAAAAACAATACGAGACAGTGGTATCAACCTCACGCTTATAAACAGGGAAATATTGATAGGGTTCTCTAAGACCAGCGTGTCCTTTCTGCCTTATACTACGCACAATATGTAGCAAATCTAGCACACGAACATATCTATCCTCAGGTCTAAGTTTAATAGTTCTAGCAACATACTTCACGCCGGTGACTCGCGTCAGACGAAAAGTGGCAAGACACCCATAACGTCCTTGCAAGTCTACCTCTATAGCAAAATTATATTTGGGTGACGCTAAAATTGGATTCTTAAGCAATGTTTGCCAATCACTCTTAACATGATTATACCCGTTGCCAAAGCCGTCTGACATATGACATATGATACGTTCAACAGTTCCCATCTTGGACCCAGGAATCCCGAGCCCAGCAGCTGAATTACAAAACTGTGAAGCTTGAAAAACACCCTTTGGCATACCAACAACTTGCCCATTCTTTAATGGGGAAATAGTGATACCGCCCAAAGCACCATGTTTTTCAATACCTTCCCAATAATCATAATAATCAGAGATAGGATAATGTTCAAATAACAACTCATTTGGCAAAGCCATATAACCAACAGCAGTCTGCGCACCCGTAACATTAAACAAATGTAACCAAGCATCTACAGAAAAATTATACCCAACATCTTCACAAACTAATTGAGTAAAACTACCAACAGAACCAAAACTACGCTCATCAAAATGAAAATGATTCGGGATCTTCTTTTCCTCTGCCACAACTCTAGACAGCTCATGCAACTCGATAGTCCTTCTAGTTGCCTCAGACATTATCATTTTCCTTTTTCCAACAGGTTTTTGCTTAGCATCACGCTTAGTAGAAGCGACAGTCTTAGCATACCTCAATACCTCAGCAACATCTTTATCTGAGACAACCTCATAAACACCACTATCGGTAGACCTCTTAACAATGTACCCACAACCTTTTAAATTGTTCATAAGCTCACGTTCACCACTCTCCATATTACGATATTTTGTAGCCAAGGCACTGTGCAACAACTCCAAAGTAGTTCTCACTAAATCCTTACTATCTTTATTAGCAAAGTAATAATGAACAGAAGGATTAGAAGAATAACAATTAACCTCACGACTGGCCGCACCAATCACCAAAGTCTTCAACTTTGTATTTAAAATGTTGCTACTAGCCGCATACTCTTGTCTCATAACTTCACGCAACGCAGCCAACACAGGATGATTACGTGGAGCACGAGTCTTCTGCTTATATAATGGGACAAAACCCAATTCTCTCTCTAGTATCTTCTTCTCTCTAGGAGTTAGAGAAACGGTGACCACGAGTGAGGACTTAACCTCCAAATGAAAAGCTTCTACCATTTCAGAAATAGCCACATCAGGACCATTAACAGCACGAGACCCTTCAATCATAGTTGCAGCAGTATGACTAGAAGATCCAACCCAAAACCTACCATGCCTACCAAACAAAGACAATTTGGCATACAACCAACTAAAAGTAACACAACCATGAACCCTAGACACATGTAACAAATTATCTGAAGTTGTAACAACATCAGATAAATAGATATCCTGTACAGACACCCCCATGGTGATACAATACCTCATAAGAGCAAGTAAAGCAGTCAATAACTTGTCTAAAGGTACAGGACCACCAAAGCCCGAAATCAACTTGTCCCAGCGTTTTGCCAAACGTTGCGAATTCTTAAGCAACGGATTGAGATGAGTAAGATCATGCTTCCAAATGGCATAGCATCTAGCTGAGTAGACAACATCCCACTGAACATCCAAAGGCATGTCAGATGTCAGCTGATCTAATGACTCACCACGAAACAGCAAAACCTCCATTGGAGAAAAACCAAACGAATCTGCCATCTTGATTATATAAAAATTCGTAAAACACCGACGTCGTCTTAGGTGAACTCACTTCGCAATCTATTTTTAAACGAGACGCTTTGGAGCCACTCCTAACTGCGTTCCAGTATACGAATAACGATTCAATGATGGTGGGTGGGAAAGATCGAATTT